CAAGGCTTTTGATAGTACGCAAGAGGAGGAAACTTACTCGATGGTTACTGCGAACCGTTTCTGGTCACAGATCTTCGGTGTTGCTTTTAGTAACAAGCGTTGGTTGCATTTCTTTATGCTCTTTGTTCCCGTCATGGGTCTCTGGGTCAGTTCTATCGGTATTATTGGACTCGCTCTTAATCTTCGTGCTTACGACTTTGTATCTCAGGAGATTCGTGCAGCAGAGGATCCAGAGTTTGAAACTTTCTACACTAAGAATATTCTTTTAAACGAAGGACTTCGTGCATGGTTAGCACCAGCCGACCAACCCCATGAAGATTTTGTATTCCCTGAGGAAGTTCTTCCTAGAGGTAATGCATTGTGAATCACTATCTCGCTTTTGTATGGGGCGTGTGCTTCTCTCTAATTGCGGGAGGAGCCTTTGCTCTTATGTGGTCAAGCGTTCGTGACATCAATAAGATTATGTCAAAACCATCTAAACCACGTCATCCAGAGGCACCTGACCCTGGTGATGAAGTCATGTATGTTGATTTGACAAAAGAAAGACTTGAAAGTCTTTACAAAAGCGAAGATTCCTGATATATAAAGGGCGTATCAATCGCCCTTTCTTAATGAAAATTTTTCTAGACACAGCAGACACTAATATCATTAAAGAATATTTTGAGACAGGATTAGTGGATGGTGTCACAACCAATCCCTCCTTGATCTTAAAAAGTGGTAGAAATCCAGAAGAGGTATATCAGGAAATCAAAGATATCGGTGTAAAAGATATCAGCATGGAAGTCATTGGCACCGCTGCTGAGATGTATCATGAAGGAAGAAGACTCTCTAGAAAGTTTGGTGAAGTTGCCACCATCAAAGTTCCTTGTACTAGGGATGGTCTTTCAGTTTGTAAGGAACTCTCAAGGGAGTTAATTAAGGTTAACGTTACGCTCATCTTCTGTGCCGCTCAGGCAGTTCTGGCAGCGAAGGCAGGGGCAACATACGTTTCTCCCTTTGTAGGACGCTTAGACGACCAGTCAGTGGCAGGTCTGGAGGTTGTCAGATCCATCTCAGAGTTGTATCGTATCCATGGTATCAGAACTCAAGTTCTGTCTGCCTCTATTCGTAGTGTACAACGTGCTATTAGGTCATGGTATAATGGTGCTGAAATTTGCACGATGCCACCTAAAGTATTTGATCAGATGTATGATCACATCCTTACTGATAAAGGTATGGAAATTTTTGAAAACGATTGGAAAGGAGTCCAAAAATGAATTTTGAAGTTTATTCTAGGGATGGATGTCCCTATTGCACCAAGGTTGTTCAGGTGCTACAGTTGGCAGAGTTAAAATTTGTGGAGTATAAATTAGGTAGAGATTTCACTCGTCAAGAGTTCTATAATCAGTTTGGACCGGGTTCAACTTTTCCCAGGGTTAAATATGAAGATAGACTTCTAGGTGGATGCACCGAAACAGTTCAGTATTTAAGAGAGCAGAAATTAGTCTAATGGAACAAAACCTCAGCGACATCTTTGATTTAGTTGAACATGCTATTGATAATGCCTTTGAGGGACAAATGAATCTTAAATTTTATGATTACTTGAAAGATAGTAAAACTAAAAAACATGAAATTGATTCATTTATTGAAAGCACCACCGTTGCAGAACTCAAGGATCTAACACTTGAACTTGAGGAATACATCAAAGGTGGTGCAGATAACGAACACAAACAACTTCGCGAGGGTTATGGTCATATCCCTAAACCTCAAGCAAGAAAGATAAAAACTTATTTGTATGGCATCCTTGAAGATGCATGGAGGTATAGTCATGACCGACGACCTGGGAGAAGAAGCAGGCGTTCTAAATAAATCACAACCCCAGATTAATCGTGGGGTAGAGTTGCTTCTACGCAACAGGAGGGCAAAACCAGAACAACCAAAAACTTTCCAGGTAAAGTTTGGTAAGATGGTCGCTCTCTTTAGACGAGAGATTGTATTTCATCTGAACTTCTATCTGGATATCAGAAAAAAATAATCTCTGGAGTAAAAAAATGTTAGCAGTAACACTTACGATTGGAACCCTTGTTTCAATTATGTTCTTTTTTGTTGGAGGTGTGGTAGGATGGTTAGCAAAAGAACATGCCTTTCAAACTCAACCCGTTTATACGCATCCAGAGATGTTTGATGAAAACGGAAATATTCTACCCGATGAAATTTTAGCAGTACGATTTGAAAACGATTATGAGTCCCACGAAGACGACGACGAAGGTTAAACTTCCTTCCAATCCTTTTATTCACGAGATCCTTGAACTTGTTAGTAAGCAGCGTTCTAAGGCAAAAAAGGTTGATATTTTGAAAGAGTATGAAACTGATGCTCTTAAGACAATCTTTATCTGGAACTTTGATGACACAGTTATTTCTGTAGTTCCAGAGGGTGAAGTGCCATTTAAAAAGAATGAAGTTCCTGTAGGAACAGATCATACTTCTCTGCGACGTGAACATAAAAATCTTTATCACTTTGTCAAAGGTGGAAATGATACTCTGTCCACCATTCGCAGAGAGACTATGTTTATTCAATTACTTGAAGGTCTTCACCCTGAAGAAGCAGAGATTATTTGCTTAACAAAAGATAAACAACTGCAATCTAAATACAAAATAACTTATGATTTAGTCAAAGAAGCTTATCCAGATATTCAATGGGGAGGTCGCTCATGACGGTTGAGGTAGCCGAACAAAAACAGGAGCAAATGGAAACTCAAAGTCAAGATGGAAAAACCATTAATCAATCTGACTATGGTTGTCAAATCCTCCTTGAAAAAACCACGCTTGAAACTGCAAACGATAAATCTTTTCCTACGGATGCTAGGTTAATTTGGTACGTTGTTGATGGTGTCGAGCATATTGATCTTACCCGTTGTGCTAAGGTCTCTAAATTATTTGACATGTATTATGACAAGTATGGAAAGGGTGCAGTTCAAAAAATTGATTTTGGTTTCGGTGCAGTTAATCCTAAACTTTGGGGAGTAAAACCTAAAAAAGAAAGTAAGAAAAAATGAACGACGAGGATCTTAAAGAACAAATTAATTCCTTGATTCGTGATGAAATCCAAGATGTAATTAATGATTATGTTGAGGGAGAAGAGGAATCAAAGAAAAGCGGTATTGGATTTGTCAAAACTGATGAACAAAAAGAGTTGAAAGTGAACGTCTCTCAGAATGAGATTGATAAAATTATTAAAGAGTACAAACTTATTAAAAAGAGTCAAAGATCTAATCTAACTCAGATCAAAAAGTTGGGATTAGTTGACAAACATGGCAATCCATTAAAATAAATATACCAGCAGGACATAGCGTATGCTTTCAACCCAATATAGATTGCGACTTGAAGCAATCTGCGAGAAGATTGTGTCTGGAGAAGAGGTAAGTTTGGCAGACATGATTTGGGCAAACAAATTAGCTAAAGCAAATAACTCTGCCTCTGAAATATTAAAGAAGGCAAGAAGAACTGCTGCTAATCCTGATATTCAGAAAGGTGGTCTTGATGATTTTATGATACAGATGGGACTGGGGGATCCTGACCCATCTAATCATACTAAAGGATTCCAAAACACAGATGAAATAGCAGAGTGGTTTCATGAAGATAGAACAGATGATTGGAGGCAAAGAGACTAATGCAAGCAATAATTTATTCCAACGGTAGTCAAGAATGTGAGAGAGCAGAGAGTCTTCTTAACAGTGTTAAAGAAGAAGTAAAAGTATATAAACTCAATAAAGATTTTACAGAAAAACAATTCTGTGATGAGTTTGGCGTGGAGGCAGAATATCCTCAAATATCAATTGGACTGGATCACAGAGGCACTCTCAAAGAGACTTTACAATATTTGTTTAGAAAATCTTAAATTGTATCACAAGTTACAAAACTACTTGACTAGATAGTTGATGGGGTCTATAATAGACCTATCGTTCATCCCACTTTTTGGGACGCAAGTAAGTCGCGGAACGGATCGTTCATCCGTCTAAGACGGACGCAAACGACTGAAGGAACGGGGACCACAAACCCTAACTTCAGGAGACTCACGATGAACACACTCAATCTCATCCGAAAGCAGATCAAAAAAGTATCTGCTCTTCATGACGCTCAAATCACACACACTGCTTATCGCGGTGTTGAGACTAAGGTCACGAGCGTCAAACCAAGTGAAGTTCATGGTAAGTTCACATATCGTGGACATACCTACACCAAGTGATTGACTTACACATTTAGTATGATAGAATGG